GGCTAATTGTACTGGTGTTTTAATAGTTGATTCCATATCTATATATTGCCATAAATGCAACATTTAATCAAGTAATTAGGCAAAAAAAAAGAGGGTTGTTAACCCTCATCTAACCAATCTGCACCGTATGGTTTTTTATAATTAAAAATTTTAAAATGTTTTATGCAAAACATTCTGATTGGATCTATTAAATAATCTTGTAGGAAATAAACTACATGATCTTTAATTGTTGGTTCATCAGGTACATACTCAAATTGATCTTCTGGTGCATAGTTATCTATAGACTCAGGATCATTCCAGTTAATGTATTTGTCTATGTTGTTGTTAATTTTTTGCATTTTAATAATCGTCCTGTAATTCAGTAACTAAACCATCGAAGTCTTCTGATGGTGGGAGAACTGTAAGCAGTGCATTGACTTTTTCTTCACCGTACTGTTCTCGTAAGCTTTCCAAGTATTCGTATCTATTCTTGTAGCCGTTTTCTTGGTAACGAGAATTGTTGTACTCAGAGATTGTTTGTAAATAAAAAGTGTCCATAATAAATTTCCAGAAAAAAAAGGGATGTAGGAGTAATTAAACTCCGTACACCTCCTTAAGTTTGTTTCTAGTGTCGATACCTCTATCGAATAATGCTTTGAGTCCTGTCTCGTCATTTTGCCAATGTCTGAGGTCATTTCTTAAAGTATTGTGTTTCTCAATGTCACCTGAGATGCATTTGATTTGCCAATCAGCATCAAATGTCCAACCACCTTTGTCAGCATCTGATTGACTCTTGGCTAAACCTTCATCGCTGATTACAGCAGCTAATGTTTTGATTTCTTTGTCTACCCATTTTTCCATTACAACTGGTAACTTTTGGAACTTCTCCCACTTAGCCATTTGTTTTTCATTCTGGATAGCAAGTTTTTCATCACGCTTGGCCTGTTTCTCAGCATCTGTAATAGCTTGCTGTACTGACTTGCCTTCTTGCCTAGCACCTCGTCTGTCGCTCCTGTACTGGACGTATTGAGTAAGGTAACCGTTAGCTGAGTTCTCACCGTAGCGGTAGTTCCACATCATTTGAAGGTGTATCTGGAAGTCATCGTTGTTAGCTGTATGGCCAGTAACATTGCCTTCAATAAGATTTTTATTACCTAGTTTTAGATCAATGTCATAAACAGTATCTGTAACTGCTAAATGACCATTAACTCTCTCAGTGCATAAAGCAACTGTGTGTATTCTCTGAGCATGAGCATTGTCTTTGCAAGCTTCTAGATTAATCACGCAACTTAGTGGTCTGTAATAGTCGTTGCGCATTGTCACGCTTGGGTCAAAGTAAGAAGTTTCTTCTTGATGAAAGGTAATTGTAAGGAATTCTGAAAACTTGTAGTAATAAACTTTTTCTTCACCATGCCAAGTTTGCTTAGTGTCAAAAGTTTTACCTTCCTGTTCACGTTTAGCCCACATTGCATTTAGTCTATTTACATTAGATTGCACCTCTGCAATAAGCTTGGTGTAGATCTCTTGCTCTAAGTGATCTGCAAGTTTTGTTGGGAAGTTAAACTGTGTCATTGTGTTGTTAATTAAATTAGTAAGTGACAAATCGACTCGACTGCCGATATTTATAGTATTGCATTAATCCCAACACCTGTCAACAAGTTTATTTTTAATATTGCGATTTACTCTACATTTCTCTATATTATGAATAATTTTATTTTTTTTATGACACTAGCAGCAGTTAGACCAAAAACTATTGTTGTTGGTGTTTCAGATTCTGGTCATCGAGTCGCTGAGGATCATCCAAATCATAATCCTCAGATAACTCAGGTGATTGTAGATGCACTACGAGAACTGCATGAAGACTATGGTATTGGCTACGGTTGCCTTTCTATGATGTTCGGGATCTCTCGTGGTTATATAGCTCAAATTTGCCGTTATGAAAAAAGAGTCTCCTATCCAACTCGCTACAAAACAATCCAAGTTAGGTAGACCTTCTACTAAACCTGATCCTGTTATCGTCAATGAAATTATTGAATGGATTGCTCATGGTAATACTTTACGGTCTTACTGCCGTCAGAAAAATAAACCTAATTGGAGAACTATTTATAATTGGTTGGAAAAGGATAAGGATGGAGATTTTGTCACACGCTTCGCACACGCGCGAGATATGGGTGCTGATGCTATTGCAGAAGAATGTTTGGAGATAATAGATTCTCCTCCTCCTTTGTGCGGTTCTGAGGGCAATGAAAGGCTAGATCCAGCAGCAGTACAGATGCAAAAGAACAGAGTAGAAGCAAGACTTAAGCTATTGGCTAAATGGAATCCTAAAAAGTATGGAGACAAGGTAGGAGTAGAAGCTGGTGGAAATATTAGTCTGACTATTTCAACAGGCGTTCCACAAACGTGAGACAACCGTTAATAAAACTGGATTACACTGCGAGAAAATGGCAGCATGAGTGCCATGTAAAGAAGCAAAGGTTTAGCGTTTACGCGTTACACAGGCGATCAGGCAAGACAGAACTGGCCATCATGGAGCTAATTGATAAGGCCATGAAGACAGACAAAGAGTTAGGTATGTTTGTGTACGTTGCACCGTTCCTGAGACAGGCAAAAGCAATTGCATGGGCTAGATTAAAGCAGAAGATAGAACCATTGCGTAGGCAGTCTGTAATCGAGATAAATGAAGGAGAATTATCGGTAAAGTTTAAACATAATGGAGCAATTATTAGATTGTTTGGTGGAGACAATCCTGATGCCATGCGAGGTCTACGTCTTGATGGCATAGTCATGGACGAGGTAGCTCAGTTAAAGAACGAGCTATGGACAGACATAGTCCAGCCAGCGTTATCAGACCGTCTTGGTTGGTCTATATTCATCGGTACACCTAGTGGCATTAACTTGTTCTCTGAGTTGTATTACAAGGCCATAGACGAGAGCGATTGGACAGCAGCAAGGTACACGGTATATGACACTGATTCATTACATCCCAACGAGGTAACTCGTCTCAAGCGTGATATGAGTGAGACATCATTTGCAAGGGAATATTTATGTGATTTCTCAGCCCAAGGAGATGACCAGTTAATTGCATTGGCAGATACCGAAGACGCAGCAAAACGTATATACCAAAGTGACCATGTCAAACTGTTTCCAGTAATTCTTGGTATTGACCCAGCAAGGTTTGGAGATGACAGATCTGTAGTGTTTAGAAGGCAAGGTAAACAAGCATTTAAGCCAGTTGTATATCGTGGTATCGATAACATGGAATTAGCAGCCAGAGTAGCCAATCTGATAGAGCAACATAATCCTGATGCTGTGTTTTGTGATGCTGGTGCTGGTAGTGGTGTAATCGACAGACTAAGGCAACTGTCATATGACGTAATTGAGGTACCGTTTGGTGGTAAGGCACTGAAACAACAGCAGTACATCAATCGTAGAAGTGAGATGTGGTGGCTAATGAAAGAATGGATAGAAGAAGGTGGTGCGATACCAAACGACATAGCCCTTAAACAGGAGTTAGCAACGCCAATTTATTGGTACGACAATGTGGGTAGACGAGTGTTGGAAAGTAAGGATCAGATAAAGAAGAGATTGCAGGGAGCAGGGTCACCAGATTTAGCAGATGCACTAGCACTAACCTTTGCCCTGCCAGTAGCCAAAAAAGTACCAGAGGATATATACATCAAAAGACGTAAAGAATCCACAGGTAAGACGGAATATGACCCATACAGCAGACTTTAATTTTGTTCGTGTAGCACATGGTCTAGATGTAAAACCATTGCTTAAATTGTTAGACGATAAACCAGAATTATGGACAGAAATAACAGCACGACAAAGTACGACTAACTCACCACACAAAGATACCGAGTGTATATATGTTCGAGGGCCATTAAAAATGAGTTTGTACTACGTCATGCACGATTTAGGATCATATGACTACCCATGTATGGAGTATTTAAAAGATGCACTTGTACCATTAATGCGACCAGTGTTGAAAAAGCTAGAAGTTAAGGAGATGGGTAGAGTACTTATTGTTAATCTTAAACCTAGTGGCCATGTAACTAAACATAACGACCAAGGATTGTACGCAGATCATTATTCACGGTTTCATATTGTTATTAAATCAAACCAATGGTGTAGCCAAACTTGTGGTAATCAGAAGCAGAAGTTTGAGGTAGGCGATGTCTGGTGGTTTAACCACAAAAAAGTCCACACAGCGGACAATGTTGGCATGACAGACAGAGTACATATAATATTTGATTGTAAGACCAAGTATTTTTCTATGAATGGTGTGACCGTAACAGGCGATAGAGCTATTACTCTTGATGAATGTGGAGTAGTTAATGATTGACATTACACTAGCCACAGTTGATGAGATGTTGGCACAGGCAAATGTCTTGTTTAAAGAGCATTACGAAGAGATTGCTCGCAACAAACAGATAATGAAGCTAAAGCCAGATGAAGAAACGTACCGCAAGATGGAATCGGCACGTCAAATCTTTATTCTCTCAGCAAGGCAAAATGATGTATTGATAGGTTACTCTGTTAATTTTGTCACTAATCATTTACATTATGCCGATCTGCGTATAGCTCAAAACGATTTGTTGTTTATCAGCAAGGAACATAGGGGTG